CGATACGCATAAGTAATTCTGCAGGAGAGTATGTTTGAAAATCCCTTGTGTTGATTGCGTTTTCAAGCAGTTCTTGCTTATATACATAAGGCTTGAGCCACTGCACAACCATACCCTCGGAAATGATATCGATGAGTTCGTCGATATCTCCTTCAGCGACATCTACTGCAAATTCGCGCAACACATCGTCCCCGGTACCTGCGAGGTTATACTTGCAATTCTTTTTGAATGCACTCACAGCACGTTTCATATATCCATCAACGATAGCGGTTCTGTTTTCCTCTGCGAGTTGGATAAACTCATACTCCGTAATCTTGGATAAAAACGCACTTGTGAATAAGTCGTAGGAGATGCTCATAGGTTAGCCTCCTTACTTCTCAATCAGGTCAACTCCAAGAGCTTCCTCAAGGGCTGCGATGGTTTTACGAGAGTCAATCTCACCAGTCGAAATCATTTCAATCGCTCTATATGTAAGAGACTTTTTCTGCCCGTTAGACATACCGGCAATTACCTTCTTAAGTTCACCTGCGGGCTTTTTGAATACATCATCAAAATGCTCGATGCTGATTGCGTTTTTATAAAACTGACCTACACCGAGGTAGTCAATGACCCACGCCTCGTCGAACATAAACCAGTTGTTGATGAAAAACTTCTTTGATGTGTTCTTTGCGTTTCTCAGCTCGCGGAGCTGCATTTCCTGTTCGTCCCCAAAGGACTCCCAAGCAAATCTTTCTCCTGTGCGAGAACTCTTATAAATCAGTTTTCCGTGGAAACCGTTACGGACGATAACGTATTGTTCTGGGTCAATATCTTTTACGACGATAGGCTTCGTCTCAACAGCAGGCGCTTCGACAATTTCAACATCTGCAGTCTGCTTTTTTGCTCTTGTGTTTGTATTAGCCATAAGTTCCTTCCTTTCATTCAGCACCCGGGGCTCTATTGAACCCCGGGGCAATTAAATTAAAGATGATTAGCCGTTAGAAATTTCGTAACGACCGATACCGGCATTGTTACCGGCAAGAACGATACCCATACCGTACTTCTCACCATAGAGATACTCCTGGGTGAAGTCAGCGTTGGACATCGGGTCGCCCATAAGGACAATCGGGTCGCCCTCGTAAACAACCTTGATGGGCTTGTCATCGCCAGCGACGATAGTAAGAACATCGTCGTCGAGGACGAAGTCAGTGGTGCCAATCTTATGGCGCTGAGGAGTCACGACGCAAGGAGTGCCGTAGAACTTACCATAGTAGCCATAATTGTGGAGCTCATCCTTCGCGCCATCGCTCTGGATAGACTCCTTAAGGTTGCGAAGACCCTTCTTGGTACCGATGATTGTAGCGGTCTTGCCGCCAGCGGCAGCCTCAACGTGAGCAATAAGCTCTAAGAGGTCGTCCTCGTCATACGCACCAGCAGCGGGGAAATATGTAACGCCGCCGAGCTGAGCAGCAGTAGCGCCGCTCCAAAGAGCATAGATGTCATTGAGCATCTTCTGACGGAAAGAATCAGCAACCTTGTTGATAAAGGTGTTGAAATCAACACGACCGGAGAGGACGCGATTGAGCTCTTCGTAAATTCTTACAACCTTGAGGGAAGTAGGAATGGAAGTCTCAGTAGCGCCACCGAGTCTCTGACGACGGATGCCCTGAGTACCGTCAGCAGCGTCAGCGACAACAAAGAGATTGTTGTCTTCAACGACAAAGAGGTTCTGGTCGCCTTCAGCCACATTGCGGAAGTCAACGAGAGCGTTGAAGTATTCGTCGCCCTGGAGACCTTCAACAATCGTATTGCTGAGGATTTCCTCAATGAGAGAGAAAAGACCATTGCACTTGCCGTCGCGGATGTCTTTGTAGTCTAACGAAGTCTTGCCATTGTTAACTTCGATAAGAGCCTGGCGGAGAGTGTCCTGCGCCTGAGACGCGGAATACTTTTCGACATTGCCCTTGTAAGCATCAATAGCGAGCTTAACAATATCTTTCATTTCAGCCATTGTAATTTTTCCTCCTTCTTAAGAATTAACCTACAAGAATAGCGTAGTAGGTGTATCTGCCAACAACGTCCTTGGCGATAATCTTGCCAACAACGGTGGAGCCAGAAGTAGCGCCTGTAGCAGCGGCAACGACATTCAGTTTAAGACCAGCCTTAAGCTCAACAATGTCGCCAACAGCAGGGGACGCCGCGCCGTCGAGCGCGTCCTTTGTTAAGGAGAAGATATCGCCCTTGTGGAGACGATAGCCACGGCAAGCCTTGCCAGCCACATTTTCAAACTCGTCAAGATTGCGCTTACGCTCGTCATACATCACTTCGGGAGAAGCAACGAGAACGATATCAGTAAGAGCATCATTAGCGGCGGGAGCAGTACCTTCAAAGATTTCACGCTCGCCGTCGATAAGAGCACCGACCTTGAGGACGTTACCGTTGTCAATAGCGGTTTCAGTCTTCACATAAGGGCTCTCGGTAGTGCCGGAACCAGACGTCACGATATACTTGATAGAAACAAGACCGGCTCTGACGTCAGTGCCGTACATATTATCAGTGCGAACAACACCATGTGCCATAATAGTTACCTCCTAATTATCATTCAGATTCGATGCCGTATTTAGCGAAAAGCCCGCCATACGGCTCGTCAGATGTTTCAGTCTTCTCGACTTTCAGTTTGGGAGTCTTATTCTCTAAAGCGAACTTAGCCGCTGTGCCATTTCTCCCACGAATGGCGTAGCATTTTTCTTCGAGTGTCTCTGTGTCATATTCCATATAGTGTTCACGGAGATTCTCGAACGCCTCGACACCAACTAAGTCTTCAAACCGAGCGAAGACTTCGTCCTTCTCGCCTTTTGCAATGGCGGTTTCGGTGTCAGTCTTAAACTGGCGAAGCTCGCCAAGCTCTGTTTCCATAGACGCAATCGTGTCGGAGGCAGTCTGGTATTTTGCTTCCCACTCGGCATTGTCGTGGAGTTTCTTCTCCATTAACTCAAAGACCGGTGCGAACGGGGAAGGCTGCTCGCCTTCGTCAAAGTCGGCGATTACGTATTTCTTACGCTTCTTACTGTCAAAATCGATAGTGATACTGTCGCCGTCGATTGTATATGTAAAGCCATAAAGCAGCCAATCGGTGACATCCCAGCAGTAAACTTCGTGCACTTCAAGGTCGCAGTCTACATACCAGTAACGAGAGCATTCGCCCCATTCACGCTGGATTTTAGCCTCATCGAGCACTCTGTAGAGCTCCTCGACGATATTGCTCGTTAATGCGAACTTGTCCTGCGCGGGCTCTGCGGGTTCTTCACCGGAGGGTTCGTCATTAGCTGTCGCACCGTCCTGTTTCATAGCCTCAAACTTTTCCGTCAGTTCCTCAATCGAAAGGTCTTCGATAGAGAAATCTAAGGATTCGATATCAATACCGTATTTGGCGAGTAATTCCATCTTGTCTTCCAATACCTTTTCTCCTCCTTCCATCGAATAGTTTTGTGGGTGTGTATTGTCAACCTCGGAAGAGGTGTTGACCAAATTAAAACTTTCCTTTAAGTCCTGCATCATCTCAGAAAGTTGCTTTTTGAAGTTCTGCTTTGAAAATACTTCGATAGCCGAGCTCTCGAAGCATGGCTCAACGCCAATCAGCGCAAAAGCCGTGAATTCAAAATCGTAAATGTGATAAACGCCATCAATGGTCTCGCCGTCTTTAACAGTAATTTCCATCGAGTGTGCAGTGATACCATCAGACTTAATCTTCTGGTAGGCTTCTTGACGCTTCCAGAGCAGTGCTTCTGCATAGAGATATTCGTGTGTGCTGCCATCCTCTTCTTCGACAGTACCCCACCAGTATTTAGCGGATTCGGGGATGCAGCCGACGGGGGTAGTCACATTGATAAGCTTAAGCGCTCCATTTTTGTCGCGCACAACCTCCATATCGTGACCGCCGAGTGTGTCCGTTTCTCTGTCGTAATGACAAACAATCGGACAGTTATACATAGTTTTGATGCAACGCTCAAAGGCTTCTTTTGAAATATCGCTATGATTGCGATTTTCGCCTGCATAGGCGATACGCAATACGCCTGCATCAAAAGAGGAATTGATTTCACACAAGTCGGTTAAAGATGATGCGTATGTCATATTCAAGACCTTTTCCATCTCAACCTCCTAATAAATAAAGCCCCGCACATCGTGCGAGGCGTGATGCCGAATAATCGGATTCATATTAAAATGTAAGGGTGTCTGTGAGGACAAAGTTCATATCACTGGATGAAAACTTGAACTCACCCGCATTATCAAAAACGTAAATGTCTTGATTTTCGTCGGATTTAATAAGGCTATACCCCAAAGATAAAAGCTTATTTTTATCCTCAACGCTAAACACATAAATAAATTTAGCTTTATCCATAATTATTAACCCCAATCATCTTTCTGCTCAGCGGTCTGCTCGCCGCTGTCGGTTAGTTCTCCCGCATCTTTGGTTGGCGCACCGCCTTCATCTGTTGCAGCCTTGCTGTCAAGGTCTGACGAGCTTTGTTGCGAGGAACTTTGAATGGGCTTGAACATTCTTTGCAACCCGAGAACTTCTCCCTCAAGGAAGCTCATTGTGTCAAGTTCAGCCTGCCCGATGCCCTGTGACGCAGCATATGCACTAATCGTTGGGATACCATAACTTGCCGCCTTGAGATAAGCATCACCGACCTCTTTGCGGTTAAATGGTGACACATCAAGGAAGTTTATAAGGAAGTTCTTGCCATAGCTTTGCGCCTGAATAAACCTGTTGATGGCGTCCCCGATATTTTTGACAATACCGTAAGTAATTGCTTGGTCTGCTTTAATAGAGAGCAAGAGTGCGTTTGCGGATGCCTTCTCGTTATTAAACAGTAACGAAGACACCCCGGCGGCTGTATAAAGAGACTGTTCAGCGTCGGCTATTGTATCAACATCGCCGGTATTAGAACGCTCAAAACCTATTTTGGTAATTGGCATCGGGGTTAATACCGAACCAACCTCCTCTGGCAATACAGCATCAAGATTGCGCCAGAACTCTTTTGCTTTATCGAGGTCAATACCCCAGCTACCATCCGGTTGCATAGGCAACGCCATAACAAGCATCGCATAGTTTTCAAGTTCTGTTTTGGTGAGCTTCAGAGCTTTGTAATCTTCAAGCTCATATACCTCTCTTAAAATGCCAGCAAACGGAGGGATGGCATAATCAAGAATATCCGCGTTACACTTAATAGCGAATGACGTTGGAGAATCAAGCTCAATCCAACGGGAGGTTCGATTGGCTTTGTATTGTGCATATTTTGTCTTAAACTCCGCAGGGTAATTCTCCAGACTCGCCAGGTGCCTGTCGAAGAACGAGAAGTCAAATGTGACGTTTAACACATTTCCCTCGATAGAGGATATAGAGCAGTAATCGCTCGGAAGCTGTTGGATAGTAATACTATCATTAGTTACCCAGAGCGTTCCATAGAATACATCCTCGCGCAAACACACAGTCAGTATTTTTGGTAACTGAGTCTTAATGTTCATAGAAGAAAGCATACTCAGAACCTTGCGATAATTATTGTTAACTGTTTTGATATTTGCCTTCTTGGGGTCAATCCTATATGGTTCGACGATATAAGACAAATCTGACAATCCAACAAAATATTGAATCAGCCTGCGAAAATGAGGACTTGCGCCATATATGTATGTTACAGCCCTGCGTAATTGCTTTTCATATCTATATGGGTTAGCGAGATAAGTTGAAATCTCATCTTTGGTGTATCGTGAGAATGTTGGAGTATTCGTGTTATTATTTAAGTCTCTTGTAATCAAGCGATTCAATAAGGCGAATTTGCTCGATATCCCGATAAACCCTGCGGTATCAGCTTGTTTTACCGCCTCTGATTTAGTACCGCTTTGTTTGGCTGTTTCTGCCATAGGTCTTATTTCACCGCCTTCCTGTATAAGATGGTGGCTTTATCACAAACATATCCGAAACAACAGAGTTTGCGCTATATCGCTTACTTAGTTTGTTTTCAAGTTGTGTAGCCACATAATAATTGTAAGAAAGGCTGGAGTAGCGGTCTTTCCGCATACCCGACCTCTCAAATATCTTAACCTTACCGCCGGACTCTTCGTGTTGTAGCTTTACAAGTTCGTCGATAAGGAGAGTTGTGTGAATATATGGGAGTTGGAACTGCATACGTTCTTGTGGATTTAATGCAGAATATCCCTTAAGTTCTGCAAGGTATTTTTCTGCGTCATACTCATTTGCGAGAAGACGTATCCGCCCGCTCTTAAATCCCTCTCGTAACAAAAAAGCACAGTCCGAATTAAACTGTGCGCTTGCTTTAATTGACCATATTACTTTTTCTGCAAACGTGGATGTACACCTCATAGCCATCTCGGTATTATTGTAACAAGATAGCGCGGGATAAACTTCACCCGTGTCTGGGTCTGTTATGTCTCGTGCGAGACAATCGAACACACCCAAGCCAATTCCGTTCGTATCAAGAATAATGTAGTCACATCCAAACTCTTCATATAATTTTCGTATGATTAACGCCTGTTCCTCAGTACGCAGCCCCTCATAAGACTCGGCATATACTATATTGCTTGTGTATCTACCTGCCTTTGTTGGTAAAAGCTGATTTATGAAGATAGCAGTAGCGTCGTTACTATGTTTGCGACTTGTCATTAGCGCTATATCCGCAGACAACAGACGCTTTTCACCCGGTTGTTTTGGCGGAATCTTTGTTGCCTGTGGGTTGTTAATCTTAGATGATATATTATCTGGCAACATAGGATACTTGATGCGCCGATTCTTTGATATAGAATCGAAATCGAAAAATGCACCGTCGTCAGAACCGTAAAACTCTGCGCACATTTCCATTGAAAACTTGATATCAGAGAAGTCCTGTTCAGACATTTCATCGGCTACGGTCTCTGGGTCAAGCAGTCCTTCAGCAATCGAAAGTTGATATGGAAATCCGCAAACAAACTGGTGTCTATTTGGGTCAATCATTGCCTTTAATGTATCGACACACTTTGTGTATGACCAATGGTCTTTCCAGTATGCAGAGGAGAGGTATAATGTCAAATTCTTTTCTTTTGCGTATTCGGCTTTCCGCTGTTCTTCTGTAAGCTCCTCATATCGAGGCATACGTCTCAGAGTGAGAAACTTACGGAGAACCGTGTCGATGGTATCTTTGGATATAAGACGATACTCATCTAACAAAAGAACGTGACACCTATTACCTCTTGCGCTATCACTCGCCGTAACAACCTTAATAACGCTTGTGTTGAAGAACACTATCTGCGCATTTGTTCCGTTTACTTTTGACTGCTTTTCGTCTATTTCTGCGCACAGTTCGGGCGAAGCAGGCTTTAATTCGTACATTATCTTTTCGAGGACATTTATAGCCTGTCCTCTCGTTCCCGACGCTATACAAACCTTTGTGCCGGGAAACAATATACAACGCGTCACGCAGTAAATCGCGCTCAAGAATGTTTTGCCGATACCGCGACACGCAATAAACACAAACACATTAGACCAAAACATCATAACCAGAAGTATCTTCTGAAATCGTTTTAATCTTAAATGAAGATAATCGGCTGCAAATCTATCTGGGTTTTGACGATAGTAAGACCCCCACAGAGCAGCACCATCCATTATCTTTTGTATACGGCTCACGACGTGTCACCATCCTCGGACAAGACCTCAGACATCATAGTTTCATCATCGTCACCGTCGTATTCCGGGTGCTCGACTCTCAATCTCGCTATTTCATCATCATACATCTTAGAATATGTATTCTTGATGCCAAGCATTTTACAGAGATGACCCATCCACGTGAAGATGTACTTCTTTATTCCGCTGACGTCTTTCAAATCATCATCGACTTCTGGCAGCGGTCGCTTGTTTTCATATCGATAAAGCCAAACGCCCATTGGAGTGTTTGCTAAAGCAATGTCGGTATCGTCTTGCTTCTTTTGAACTGGCTTTAAGTTTGCGCTACCTAATAGAGTGTTAAGCGCCGTGACGCTTTTCTCTACGCTTCTTCCGGCGGCTCTGTCTCTGTTAATATCAAGCTCAAGAGAACATATTTGCCTAATAAGCGCTTCTGTTCCAATGTCAAGCTCGACGTCAGATGGGAAGCGTGACATCCAATATGAACGACGCTGTTCCAGTTCTAAATACATAAGCGGCGAATATCCCGAACCCCAGAATGCTTTAACTTCGTCTGGAATCTCATCGATGTCAATTTCCTGTGGTTCGTCCGGTATACTATCGTCTTCGATAATTGGTTCTGCTAATACGGGCTCAGATACGCCAAACGACCACAGTGTCCCGTCTTCTGACAGGGTATCATCATAAGACTTGCCAGCATACGTAACGGTGTTGATTTTTGCAATATATTGCGTCATCATCGACCGTGTCGTGCTTTTACGCGAAACAATCTCATAGACCGTTTCACTCCAGAACAAATCGAGCTTTCGGCACATCTGCCTCACCGCTTTCTTTGCATCATTGCATTGAGAGAGGTAGGAGTTGTACATTGAATCAATGCAAGTCTTGCACACCGGGATATACCCGATGCCCTTATAAAGAATCGCATAACTCACAGGGAAATAACCCTTTCGTCTGCTGTACTCCGTGCCGCATCTTGTACATATAGCTTTATCGGAACTCATTTCAATGGGCATAATCAGTCACCACCTGTCTCATCGTCCGATTCATCAAAGACGGGCAGCGGCTCGGAAAGGACATTGTCCTGCAATGATAGTTCATATATCTTAGCACACATTCTCAAATCATTTCCAAAAGTAAACTTAGGTATATATCGTGCATCAATATCCACCCACTCATCTGTACCGAGTTTTTTTGTTGCCCTTGGCTTTCTATATTTCAAACCAAGCGTTCCAAAACCTCTGATAGAGACTGGCTCGCCGCGCTTCATTGCGTCTTCAACAACGAACAAACAAGCATCGACGATAGCCTCAACATCATCGGCTGTAAAAAGAACGCTCTTATCCGTTTTGCGAATAACAAAATCTTTTGTATTCCCGTCATCATCCGATATATGGAACACCTGTTTCGGAGACGATACGGGCTTACGAACATTGTTTTCACGCATTACCGAAGCAACGCGTCTAACTAATTCCTTTCTATTCATAGGCACTCCTTTAATCCGTATTTCAAATATCTCCGAACCCCTTTTTGTCTGGAGCTGATATATCTCCGTCCTTGAAATACATTCCTATTTCTTCGTCTGCGTCAATATCTTTATAAAGCTTGACCATATCACCGGACTCCCATGCTACGATGCTTTGAATAACACCGTCTGGGATACCAGCCTTCGCGAGACTGGTTGTAAAATAATGCCTGAGACTGTGGATATATGCAGGCTTACCAGATAAACGAGTAAACGTATTTGACCAACTGTTAATCGTAGAAATAGCAATGTGTTCAGAAGGAGTTTTAGTGTGTGGGAATAGCCACTCACTATCTATACCGTGCTCCTCGCGATATTTTAACCAGTAATTAAGGTATGGAGTAAATTTTTTGGCAAGTGTATAACAAGGTATCATTTTGCCACCGCCGCGTCCCTTTGTCTTGATTGGCGCACTCTTATAAAGAGCTCCACCACAGACAAGTTTGTCTTCTGAGAAATCAGACACCTTAAAACGGCACAGTTCTGATTTGCGCCTTCCGCTATACATCGCGAGAGCAAGATAGCAAGCCTTTTCATAATCTTTATTATCAATAAGTTTATCAAGCAGCGAATCGAGCTCGTCGTCATCCCAGACTGTTTTCTCGCGGACTGGACGGTTTACAGGATTTTCAACCTTGTTAATTATGTTTCTGAAATTCGGGAACTCATCATCGAGAACTCCCTCAATATAATTGCTTAACGAAGAAAGTGCGGCTTTCAACCTACGAATCCTTGCAGGACTGTTTTCGTTACTATTAAGTAACCAGTTTTGATAAGCAACAACATTTCTCTTTGTCCAATTCACAAAGAATGTGTTGTTGTTATTCTGTAGGCACCAAACCCACGCAATCTGAATATCGTTCTCGTATCCGCGAATCGTTGTCTCGCTGCGTTGAACGGAACGAAGATAGTCTAAAAAATCATTAAGCAACGATAAATTGTCTGGATTGACCTGCGAGAGCAGCTCATCAGACGTGATAGTATTCATTTTCGTGCGTCTTCCCACGCAGGCTCACCTCCATATAATAAAAGGAGCCGGACACATCCGACCCCTTTAGGCTTAGTCCGCAGACGTCAGCCGCAATTCATCAATTTGTCAACCGCTTTCGGTTGCTTTTTCAATTAGCAACCATTCCCGGTTGCTTATGTATTATTCAACGGAATGTCGTAGTGACAAACAACCCCGTTATCGTCGCATACACAAACGAGTTGTTCAGGCTTCCCGTAGATTCTCTTTTGAATACAAAAATCATCCATCCCAAGGAATGAGCCAGCCATAATTGTTTTCACTCCTTGTACGTCGTCAACCTTATTGTGGTGCATATGCCCAGAGAGTATTGCATATAATGGTTTGCCTATCATAGTTTGGATGGATTGAACTTTTGAGGCAGAGCCGTCATAATCACCATGAACGCCTCCGTAATTGAGCCCTCTAATGTTAATCACATACATCGTGGAATCAATCTTTTGACCGGCACCAATCTCAACATTCTCAAAGTTCTGCAGACGCGCAGCCAAGTACCATTCGACAAGGTCGTCAAGTCTCTCGTCCATTACCGCATTATCTTTGTTCGGTTCAATCCTACTATGGTTTCCGGCGACACTCACAAACTTAACCGTTCTAAAATGCTTGCTTAGTTCAGCAATAAATTCGGCAATCAATTCAGATGCACCCATTACTTGTTGGATAACATTCTCTTTGTTTGTAACCTGAATAGAACGATGTATAGAACCGCTAATAACGTCTCCGTTCTCCCATACAATGCAGTTTTCGCTATGATGTGTTTCCTGTATTTTGATAATTCTATCCAGATATTTACGCATCATCTCTCTGCAAATGTCCGAATTGTAAGCCCCCCAATAATTTGAATGACTCGCGCCATAATGCAAATCGTTAAGACTAACGAGCAGGTCATTTGAGGATTCCTCCACAAACGTCCTCTCGTAATTAAGAGACGGAAGGCTCCCGTTGTGAATAGCATCAACCAAAATCTCGTTAAGTTCTTCTTGACGAGAACGGTCGCGTACAACCTTATTAAAGGCATTTCTTTGGTCAAAGAACTTCTGACGCTCTTTTCTCAGCTCAATCATTTTAGCGTCGAGTTCAGTAAGGATATCATTATCCTCAATGTCGCCAGCTCGTTCTGAATCCATCAATTCGAGTGTACGACGACTGCCGTACAGCATACGGCGTGCAACATCGCTTGAATATGGTTGCCCGTACACAAGCTCAGCAAGCTCGGTGTAGTCCATATCAGCGAGGGTCTTGTCAACGAGTTTGCCGTAGACTAACCGCTTATGGTAGTCAAGCGGGGACTCGTTTGTCTTTCTTTCTAACTGTATGGTATCCACCCTCCCTCGTCTTTTCGACGCTACCATTATTAGAACGGAATCCTTTCAAAAACTGCATAACCTGTTTATTCTCTTCACAGTAATATCTATGCCGTTTGGATTTTTGCTTCATAGTTCGTACAATGTGTACTTTCGGGAACCTGTTCCTAATAGCGTCTTTTTCAGCTTTGTTAATAGCAATCATTGGTAATCTTCAATCCTTTTCTTCAAATATTTTATTCGTTTGGGACGCACTCAACACGGAAACAAATCACGCCGTTGTAAATGCCTGCGTGCGGCATTCCACCCGGTGCCTCAGTATATGCTACTCGGTGTGTGGCTTCGCTTCCGAAAATCAATTTCGTTATATTTCCCTTCATTATAGTACCTCATCATTTATGGCGTAATCCGTTGTGGCACAACGGATTATCGGCGCTCATTTTTTTCAACACCGTAATTATAATTAGCATGATACGGTATTGTTTGATTTCCTAATTCTCATAACCGAGTTAACTTTTTGCTGAGTAGCAATCTCCACGGCGCAGGTTTTGCAATACTTCTGATGCCTACCAGAAGATGGATTACATATTTTGGTTGTGATGCCACAGTTCTGACATTCAAAATATGGCTCATTATGATATCTTAAATACTGATATCCAAGATTTCTGAAATCTGAAACCTGCATTGCTGGTTCACCATTTTTCATAAAACATACCCTTACATTCGTATTATCGACCTTCTTTGAGAACTGTATCAGACCAAGCTCGTTGAGAGTGTGGTACATTAAGCTTTGTCTCTTGATGGACGTGTTAATATTAGCCATACGCATAATCTCGCAGTCCTTGCTGTTTACCCAGTGGTCGCCCTGCGGATTAACGATATCCCAATACTTTGCAAGGCAGAGTAGTGCAAATGCGAGTCTACGAATCTGTTTGCCATCAAGAGCATCAATAATCTCGATTTCCGGTTTGGTGATTTCTATGAAATCTATTTTAATCGCATCATATTTCAACGCTCGCTCCAGCGCATAGTCTATCGTATCAGACCACTTTGGTAACGATGCTGTTGGCTCACACTGAATAAGAAATGTGTCGAGCATTTTGCGAACTTCCTTTTTTGAGTAATCCTTGTCTATGTAATACTTAGCAACGCGGCTAAGCGTTTCAAATGGTTTCTTACCGAGCGAGCGAGACGATATCATTTCCTTTGCCCACTCGTGTTCGTTTAACACTATGGTCATTCATCCACCTCAATCTTTGTAGTTTCAACCGTGAACTTATTCCCGCAAAATTCAATCTCACCAGTCTGGCTTAATGTCGGATATGATATTTGGTTTCCACGGATAGATAATAAGTTATGTATAATTTCGGAGCCACACATACTCCAGGCAAATCGTTTTGTAGAACTCTTTGTGTAACAAATATCAAGGATGATATTACAAAGCACACGCTTGTCTGGGCAAATCAGGCTACACTCTTTTCTGAACTCTTCGTTCATCATAGAGAGCGCCGCATATGAATCATATTCATCAACACGCTCATAATCTGCAAATACTGCATAACTGCTCAGCCGCTTATTATAATCCTCATACAATCTTTTAATGGCGCTGAACTGCCTCGATGTGTATTCGGTGGAGTTGCGCATGATTTTATAATCAAACCTAACTGAGCTATTGTGTTTCCCAATATAACCGTCGAACGCATCTTCAAACCGACGGCATATCTTATTCATAATACAACCGTGAACACCTACAGGCATTCGGTAGTCGTAATATTTTAAGAACTCCTTTTGGCGCTCAGATAATTCGGAGTAGGGTAATGCTTGCAGTTCTGCAACTGTTAATTGGAACTCACGAAGCGCATTTCTGTCTGTGTTTTTAATGTATGTATTATATTGCTTCATAAGCGCCGGGTAGATATATCGCATAAAGTATGGCTTCTTGTCTGCAACAATCAGGCGATAAAACGCCTTCAAATCTTCATCCTCAATCTTATTTGCTGAGTGCCTGTCGTGCCATTCTTTAGGCATTGGCTTGGCAATTATGCCCTTTGCCTTATCGATTGCGTTCTGTTGAAACAACTGACCGCACCTGATACGATATGACAGCGCCTCATATTCTTTGGAATGTGGTTCAAATGCCGCACGAACGTCAAACATACTTGTAATCCAGTTTGTTGTCTGACCAATGTCATTGCCGAAGCTCTCGATGTTAGAACGAATAAAATCACATTCCTCCGAAACACGCTTTTCTGCTTTTCGTTGGGCACAGACAAGAGCCGGTAACGGATTCAGCTTTTTCACAAGCACGTTGTTGTCCGTAAGCATAACGAGGTCGCCGTCGTAATCCATCCCATTAAGCGCTGCGGTTGCAGTATCCCAGGAGTTGAATACCGTTGCCGTGCGCAGATATCTATACCAATATCTGACCGCTTCATTATCTGCTATATGAACAAGCCTGATGTTGTTGTGACACGTCATTGGCGCTCGGAAGCACGCTAACTCTTTTGCACTACAATCAGCCCAATACTGGTTATAGATTTCACCGGCTTTAAGCAATCCTGTCTTCTCCAGTCCAAAGATACTTTGACATAACAGATACGGGTCTCCCAGAACAATAGAGTAGTTGCCGTGAACTTTCAAAACGCCGACCTTCGCCTCGTTAATCCTGTTGCGAATAAGCTGATAGATGCTGCTTTGCACAAACGGGTCGTCAAGCATTCTCTGGTCAATCATAACCGCCTTGATGTAGTCGTCGTCGAGGAATGAAACATTATCTGACGTTATCCCAGAACCCTTTAAGAAAAGCACGGTCTTACGCCAGTCGCCACGAAGAACGTCTTTAATCTCGTTCATTGTTGGAGAAATCAGTTCGTCGATATCCTCGTCGGTTAAATCGTAGCTTTGGATAAACTGATAGTTAAGGTTACGTTCGTTTTCGAGTTCCTTCGGGCAGGTCTTTGCAACACCGAACGTATATCCGTTCTTGACAGAGATGTCTATGTATTCATCCCTGCTTTTATAGCTATCCCAAAGTTTAACCATAGAGGTAGTGAGTACAAGTTCAACAGTTCTGATATCAACCTCATTACCCCACGCGTCGTGAACGATGTAATTACCGGCAATCTTTTCCGCGAAATCAATAAAGTCGAAAGTGAAAACCATTCCTTTTTCAAAAGAGAATCTTGTATTTACTCCACTCACGATATAGTCCAGCCCGAGCTCGTCGCTCCACCTTTTGGCTAATGATGGAAGCATTAAGCCGTATCCGTCAGACGCATTGAGCGTAATCTTCTGAGCCTTACGTTCTTCCATTATTGGCTCTCCCTCGCACTCGTCTGTTAGATAAATAATATCGGAGAGAAACTCTGTCTCCGCGTCATTAACTACCAGCACACCGTGCGGCAACGAAACCGGAGTTGAAGCGCTACAGGTGAGAGCTTTGTAAGCCTCCAGCTTAGCGGTTACTAACTCCTTTCCCTGGTCTCTGTCGTTTTCAACTCTGCGACTAAGTTCTGCGTGTAAACGCTCGCTTACAAAGACAATGGTCGAATTCTTGATACCGCCGTTAGTGCCGAGCAGTCGTTTATACTTGATACCATTGATACTAAACCCTCGACAGGCGCGATAATAATCCTTCTCCTTGTCGATAATCAAGCACATATAATCCGGCTTAAACTGCAGGTCGTCGAGCTCCGCATATAACTCCTTAATCTTGCGCTTATTCTGTATGCTGTTTTGCTCTTTGCGTAAACGCTTGATGTTGCTCTTGATTTGATGCGCTTTCAAGTCAGCATCGGTAATCCCGTTCAGCTCGTCAATCCAACGTAACATTTGGCTATCCGCGAGGGATATAACCTCGTCGTTCCGACGTGCCTCTTCAATCGGCAAAGTGAGCTTCCACCGTTCCTTACGCAGACGGCTGCTATGTATCTTATAAATGTACTTTTGACATACTAACTGTTTGCTAATTTAGAGTCACCTCATTTCTGCGTAGTATTTATAATTAGCATCATATAATATAGTTAATTTGAGTCTTCATCTATGTATTCAAACCATTCTGCGCGGAATGCAGCTCGATTTTCTTCAATCAGCTCATCAATAGCTTCGTCTTCGGCTTGCGGGTCGATAGGGTAGTAATCTTCGCACACTTCGTTTTGGTCGCATTTATCTTTGTAGTAGCAGTGCAAACAAGTCTTACTCAACTCGGTTTCCTCCTTTACTCGTATTTTCAATCCACTCTGTGAGCAGTGTTCTCATTCGTCTGCTCGGTATGTATAAATAAACTTCGGTTCCGTCCCGAATTGCGGAACGCCAAATCCACTGAACCATAATGGACAGAGCATATGCGTCTTCATCTACTTCGAGACCGTGCATTTGGTAGAACTTCTTTTCGTTTACGTTCATAAACAGGTTTGCGATATAAACCAGACAGTCTTTACCTCGATATGCATTAGTTGCCTTTGCATTAAAGGTAAGGAAGGACTTTGAGTACCCCTTGCCACGTACCTGATTGTACGCCCCGTTATAAGAACCCCAAAGGCGTCTATTGGCTGGGATATCTCGCCAGATGTTATTGTAGCAGTTGCTGACGTTCTTCTTGAGTTGCTCCACCCCGTCTCCGCCGCGCTTAAACCAGCTCATCGATAACGCGTGGTAGTCGTCACCTATATCATTCAGCTTATCCCGTTCGAGGATGTGGAGCATATCTTTCAGGCGGTAAACATATTCGGGGGTGTATCCCGGATATGAACCGAACCGATACCCGGCGTCGGTCTTTTCAATGCCGATGTACTCATAGGGTATGTTGTAGATTTTCATAAAGTGGTGTAGGCTTTGCCCCTTGAACAGATATGTAAGGATGTATACGTCCTTAAATGAAGTTAATAATTCGGGAGGCAGAGCCCAGTAAAACAGCTCATTTTCCTCTTTATCGGTCATCCTAATTAGCTCGCGTGACTTCAATAGGGTAAACAACTCAGATAAAGCCCTCCCTTTATATCCGTCGTTTGCGATGGAATAAACTCCGTTATTGTCTGCGATGTAACCGGCGTCAACCGCGAGCTGGAGGTCGTCCGGGTGGAACTCAAATGTCTCAAGAACATCTACGTTCTCGTCTATGATGAGTGTATACCCCTGATGTTTGATGTCGTCGAGCGTCGCCGGGGTGTATCCCTTAAACGCCTGGTGCGTCGTCGTGATATTGCGACCCTCTCGGATAAGCGCTGCAGTATGTACAGACTTACGAAAATCATACTGCTTAAGCTTGTTGCTTGGTTCTACGAAACGCATCTGTGGGCACCCACGTTTAATGCGGTTCGCCTCGTCGAGATATGGGGTGATGTATATGAACTTATCATTCTGGTGCTCGTTCAGGTAGGTGATTGCTGCGCTGGACTTACCGGTACCCATAATTGCGTCACATACTTTAACCACCGTGGCTCACCTCCGTCGTATTGAATTTTCTATACACAATAGTAACCATCCTTTCTTGTGCGGATTCTCCGCCGACTTCCGTCGGCGAGATACTTATGATAATGGATTAGGGTGAAAGCGGGCGCTCACTTACACAACCATATCCTCGTATTCCCCGATGCTGCTGTCCACGAGATAGTTGTTATGAACGCTACCGAGATTCAGCTTCTTATACGCCTCATCGATTTCCTCGCTCGTGATACCGATATAATCCAAAGTCTGAGCGGGAGAGGAGTGATTGAGCATCTTCTGCAGGAGGAGAAGCTTACGGCTGTCGTTATGGCTCATCAGCATCTGGTGGTAGCAGAACGTCTTACGGAGCGTATGAGTAGACATTTTCACGGAGAGGTCAAGTTCTTCAGCGATACCCTTAAGGATTCTATCGATGGACTTAACGCTCAGAGGTTCGTTCAGGTTCCCACCGCGATTAGACAGGCTGCGGAACATATAGTCGCTCATACACACGCCTGGTGTGTTTTCAAGGTACAGAGTTACCGCTTCCATAACCGCAGCGTTGATTGTAATGTACCTATTCTTTTTACGCGTGCGCGTATTGCGGGTCTTTTTCTCAAACACCGGGAAGCTGTCCTTGAAAGTACAGTTATCGTTAATGAGGTTAGAGAAGCGGAGCACACGAAGGTCGCTTACGCGGAGTCCAAAGTTAATGCCAACGATGAAGAGCATATTGTCCCTGTACCTTTCCTGAGAAATCAGATACTTGGAGATGTGTATGATATCATCCATACTCTTGATTGGTTCCGCTGCGTGCTCCGGTGCGAGCTCGCAGTGAGTGTCTTCGGTAGCCGGGGCAATCAGTCCGGCAGCAAGCTTGCGCGTGCTACTCTGACGCAGGGCTGCGATATTGATAATGCCGTGATTGAACCTGGAATAATCCATTTTAAGAACTGCCATAATAAATATCCTTTCCGGGCGTTTTACGCCGTTTTACAACCAACAAGGTTGTAGAATTTTCAAAAAACCATTGTGGGACAACCGATTACAGGAGGCTCCTTAAAAGACAAAAACAATCTTGGTTATGTAGTAAAGGAGCGTCGTATCTGCCCGGTATGAAACGCTGAATTATCCAAAGCAAGGAATATAATTAGCGTGATATTCCCAAGGAGAAACCTGCAGAAATGCAGGTCATATAATTAGCTTGATTATAGTATAGCATATGCCTAAGCATATGTCAAGTATTTTAGTTAAAATAATAGCAGAAATTCAAAGAAATTTTTGTGTCATTTATTAGGCAATGGTTATGGGCTTTCCAAAAAGGAGACTTTGAGTTTTTGGATAAAAACAAGGCGGCGATTCTTTGGTTGTTATCGAAGTTGCAATACAATAAAAGCGTTAAAACGCCTTGATTTTATTGGGTTGTCGGGAATGTTTTGGATGGGCATGGGAGATGAAGCGACTTCCGGCTCTCCTCGGCGGTCGGTCTCGGATAATACCATAACCACCCCCGAAAGTCCGAAAGCGTGAAAAGAGGACATAGACAACCGACCCCACCTACCCCGAAAACAACCCCACCCTTTGCGGATAAAATCAGCATTTCAAAAAAATTTCAAAATACCCCTTGACAAATGCAACGGCAAGTATTATAATTAGCGTGACCGATATTCAAAAGGCGACCGCCCCTATCGGTTAAAATTCAATAATAACGGCGGTCAGAAAAGGAAAAACACTATGACAACCACGAAAGCAAAAGCAACCCCGACCACGAAAGCAACGACCCCCGAAAAGACCCCGACCACCTTTGCCGACCTCGTCAAGAAGTACAACGACGAAAGCAACCACCCGACCACCCCTACCACCTACACAAAAGCATTGACCGACCTTGCAACGGCGACCGCCTATGCTGTACTGAAAAAGGTCATAAACACGACAAGCAACCCCACCCTTGCAAAGATACGGCAAGAATTGACCGCCGACCTTGCTATGCTTGACCGCCTTGCCTATGCAAGCGAAAGAGCAACGAAAACGACATACACGACCGACGGCGACCGCAAGGTTGAAATTGCCGACCGTGATTGTTACGACGCTTTAACCGACCTTTGCCGTCGTTCTTTCGGTGACGGTCTCGACCTCGTTCACGACGCTATCACGGCAATACTTGAACAGACGGCAAAACAGACGGAAAGAGACCCCGAAAAGCCGACCGACCTCGAAAGACCCTACACCGTCCGCCGTCTTAATCGTAAAGTATGGATAAAGACCGCCGAAAGCGTGGGAGCGTGGGAGACCAAAGAGACCACCCCGATACAAGAAGTATATAAAGCCGTCCGCCGTTCTATTGACCAAAGTAGAGCCGTACAGACCGACCCCCGCAACGGATACAGTTATATCGACGACATAGCAACCGACCCCGAAAGCGGAGCGACCGACCGTATATATAGACGTCTTGACAAGTACGCCGACCTCGGCGGTTATGCTTGCGACTTCAACGGCAAAGAGACCGTATATACCACCGACCCGACCGCCGTCGATACGACCGACCGCTTGCTTGCTGAAATGAACTTGACGACCCGTCAAATGCAAGTATTAAAACTCCGTCAGCGTGGATATGGATATAAGGCAATAGCGACCTATCTTGCTATCCGTCCCGACTCCGTCCGCGACTGTATGAAAGCGATACAAGCGAAAGCGGTCAAGATAGGATTTACCCCCACCCCGACCGCCGAAAAGTAAAGACAACCCCGACAACCGACCCCGACCCGATACAGACCGCCGACCCACCTCGGCGGTCTCTTTTTGCCTTTGGATAAGTCCAAAAGTGACGGACGGCACGACCGCCCCGACAACCCCACCCTTTGCGGTGTAGGGTGACGGACGGCACGACCGCCCCGACAACCCCACCCTTTGCGGTGTAGGGTGACGGACGGCACGACCGCCCCGACAACCCCACCCTTTGCGGTGTAGGGTGACGGACGGCACGACCGCCCCGACAACCCCACCCTTTGCGGTGTAGGGTGACGGACGGCACGACCGCCCCGACAAC